TGATTAAGGAAAATAAAAATCCTAACTTAACCAAAAAGTCTGCTGATTTATTTGAAGAGTTGTTTGGAGATAAATGATGAAAAAAAATAATAATGAATTTGTAAAAATAAGAAAACTAACTGCTAAGGTTAAAGACATAGAAAAGAGATGTGAAGAAATAGAACTTATTTTAATTAAAATGTTAGAAGATAAGTCACAACCTACAGTTCCATCTTTAGGAATGTCAATTTTAGCCGGAATGTTAAAGGGGAAAAAGTAATGATTTTAAAAATAAGTCTTGTATTAATGACTATTTTATTCTTAACTTCATGTTATGTAATATGGAACTTGATAACAAAAACAGAGCTATTAGAATCTTGGATTGAGAATTTTATCAATACAGTAAATAAGGTAAACATAGATTTGAAAAAATTAGATTACAAAGGATATTTTGAAGCTGACGATGAAGTCGGAGTAATATTCAATCAAATTAAAAATACAATAAAGCAACTAGATAAGTTCAAAGGAGAACAACAATAATGGCAACAGCAGTATCATCATCAAAAAGTGAAAATGTGGTGCAAGTAAAACCTAAGAAAAAAAGGGCTAAAAAGAAAAAGAATTACTATTTTCATCAGGGAACTGAAGATGGTATAATTGCTTATAATAAATCAACCAATCCTCATGAAAGAAATCAAATTTATAATGAACATATTCGAGCTGCTTTTGACAAATTAGCTGAGAATATTATCCATACCTTTAAATTCTATTACTTCGATAGTAATTCAATAGAGGTTAAGAATGAAGTGGTTGCTTTCTTAGTTATGAATATACATAAATTCAAAGAAGGTAAGGGTAAAGCTTTCTCTTACTTCAGTATTGTGGCTAAGAACTATCTTATTCTTAATAACAATAAGAATTATAAGATGGGTAAGATTCACGATAAGATAGATGTTATAGATTACAAAAGAAATATAGTTGGCGAAGAAAGTGCAAGAATACGTTCAGAGGTTAATGCGCTATTTACTGATGAGTTAATTAGATTTTGGGAACATAACCTTACATCCATATTCAGTAGAGATAAGGATATTAGGGTTGCTGATTCAGTATTACATATCTTTCGTATAAAGGAAAATATTGAGAACTTCAATAAGAAGGCTCTTTATATTCTTATCCGTGAGATGACAGGTTCTAACACTCAACACATTACTCGTATAATAAATGTTATGAAGAAATATCAACATAGGCTATACAATGAATTCGACAGAAAAGGTGTCGTAGATTTATCATATACAGGATCTTTAATAAGAGAAGAATCCTAAACCCACCGATAACAATAAAAAAGGGAGTTTCACTCCCTTTTTTTGTGCGCAAAAATATTCGTTAAAAAAATAATAAACTTATATTTATATATGTAACTATTCCCTAAAATATCAAGAGGTAAATATAATGGCTAGCGATTTTGAAGTGTTTGAGGGTAAGTCATTATCCGACTTATTTAAAGACATATATGATAATACCAAAACGAATAAAACACAATTAGAAGTCCTTATGAAAGAGGTTGTTGGATTTATAAAGGATGGAGATACGGCTGTTCAAATTATTCCTATGTTGAAAGAATACTTAGAGATTAATGTTAAGAATGATGACCAATTAGTTAAAATGGCTGCTATAGTTCAGCGTATGATTTCAAGCGAAGCTAAAGCTAGTGATGGTAATGAGTTTGGTTTAACTGATGCTGAGAAAGAACAACTTATGACAGCAGTTGAAGATGTAGCCGCTGATGTTCAAAAGCATTCAGATAGTATAACAGAAAAATCAGATAATTTGTTCGGAGAATAGAAGTGCAGCCCGGATACAGAAGGAGAATAAAGTCTAAGAGCGGAAAAAAAAGAGATGGGGGTTCATATCCAAATATGAATCAAGTGGTTGATAAAATAAAGCAATTACAGCAAAGCTCTGAATTCTATGAAATTGAGCCGGCTGAAGTTATAGAAGTCTATTTAGATCCTCTTAATCCTAATTTTCCGCAGACTAATGATACAGAACCGGTTCCCGATTTGAGCTTTATAGGAGCTGTTATTGTCCGATTAGTGCATAGCCAGCCTAATGGTGGCTTAATAGGAGTTAGTAAGCCTATAAGACCTCTATCACAGCATATAGTTCAGTATCCACTAAGGGGAGAAATAGTTAACGTTGCTAAATATATTGATATGCGTGGTAATGGTTGTTTGTATTATTCAAATCCATTGAATTTGAATGGTGCTGTTTCGATGAATAGGTTAATAAACAAAGGAGGAGAAGGTCTTGTCCTACCACAAAACTTAGATAGTAACAGAAAAATTTCTGCTAAGCAAGGAGACACTTTGGTGCAAGGTAGATTTGGTCAATCTATTCATTTTGGTAGTTCATCCGATTATAAAAGTCCATTTGTTAAAATAACAGTCGGCCAATCAAAAGTTAATAATACAATGCAAACGCTTAAAGAAAATAATTCATTTGTTCCACATAAGACTAACATCAATAATGATGATGCTAGTATTTATATAACTACAAATGAACATATACAATTACGGACAGATGCTGGTAGTCAGATGAAAACACCAAAGTTAGGAAAGGCTGTTGGAGACAATCCTAAATCTGCTATTGTTATGAATGCTGAAACAATAGTGTTGAATAGTAAAAAAAATGGTGATATATCTGCTCATTCTTCAAGACATTTGTCACTAGCAGCAAGAACAAGTATAAACTTAGAGAGTGAATTTGGTGAAATTAATTTAGGCTCGGTTGATTCTGTTAATCCTATTGTTAAAGGTAAAGAATTAGAAGATTTTTTAAATGATCTTATAGTAGTCTGTAAAAAATATGGTAATGGAATGAAAGCTTTTTTAACTTCCAATAAAGAGCAAGGTATAATAGATTCGGTTAATTTATTTTCTGATGAATTTGAAAGTGAATTAGAAGCACTTACAGAAAGATTAGGAGCAGATGCTGACTTTTATAGTAAAAAAGTTTTTGTAGCTGATGACAAAAATACATCAGATAGTGATGAGTTGAATTTAGAATCTTTATGGACAGATACTAAATGGGAAGAAGTTGCAGAGGTTACCGACAAAGAGTATGAAGTTGAAAAAATAACTGGAACAGCAGGAGTTCGTGGATAATGATTAATCAGATAATCGAAGGGATAGATTTTACTCTACCATTTATAGAGAGGTTTTGGACAATAGTATTTTACATAGCTATTACAATAACAACTTGTATAGTTAGCTATAATTTAAATAAAGAATTGCATAGAAATATATTTTCAGATATAGATAAAGGAGTTGAGGAATAATGGGAGTAGGAGATGCAATACGAAAACAGATATCGAATTTGGTAAATAATCCATCTAAAGTATTGGGAGATAAAGCTAACTCAGTAGTTAAAGATATTAATTCAGGTGGGAAGGGACTTGAAGAAGCTGAAAAATTGCTTAAGGATTTAAAAGACTTAGAGAAACGAAGAGAAACTTTAGATTCAGCCAAACAACAAATTGGCAATATAGTGAACACGATATCAGCTACTAAAAAAACGGCGGTTGCTCTAAAAGAAGCTAATACAATAGGATCAGCATTGAATCCAGCTGCAGCTGCTATATCAGTTGTTCAAGAAAAATTACAAGAAAAAATAGAAAAAGAAATTGAAGATGTAAAGTCGGCTAAAGACTCTTTAGGACCAGCTGTTCAAAACTTAAAAGACTTTATCGGAAATACAAAGAAAAAATTATCTCAAGCTATAGCTGATAAGAAAAGAAGAGATCAGCTTAAAAAAGATAGAGAAGAAGCTTTAAGAAATTAGAATTAAATTAAAAATGTTATATTTATATAAAATAGGAGTTAGTAATGGCAAAATCAGGTAAATTATTATCATTAATTAAAGAAATAGTCAAACAAGAAGTTAAAAAAGAAGTTAGACAGATATTTATTAACGAAGGTATAAAATCAATGGCAAATAGTGTTCCTCTAACAGAGGAAAGTGTTGTGGAAGTTTTACCTAAAAGAAAACCTAAACCAAAAAAAGAAGTAACATATACCAAAAATCCTATATTAAATGATATTTTAAATGAAACTGCTAATGGCGGTGAAACTGATGAATATCCATCAATAGGTGGTGGAACATTTGATAGTTCAAAGATGGCACAGGCTATGGGTTATGGTGGTATGTTAGGTAGTGCTGAGGATAAAAGAAAGATGTCAGCTATACAAACAGCACAAGCAGCAGGTGCTGATACATCAAATAAAGCAGTTCAAGATGTAATGGGTGATTTAACAAAAGATTATAGGGGTGTGATGAAAGCTTTAGATAAAAAAGATGGTAAGATATAATGTCAACTCTTGAAAAAGATTTAGATCCTAATACTTTTATAGGTATATCATTACCTCTAACTCATGGAAATCAAGGTTTTTTTGATAAAACAAAAACAACATTAGATCAAGCTCGTTCTAATATTAGAAACCTTTTACTAACTATAAAAGGTGAGCGATTAGGAAATCCTACATTTGGAAGTAACTTATACAGAGTTTTATTTGAGCCTGATGATGGAAATATTGCAAGTAGTGTAGAAGAAGCTATAAGAGAAGCTATGGGTGAATGGCTATCTTATATAAACATAGAGTCAATCGATGTAACTACAAGCGGAGAATATGATAATGCCGTAAATGTTGAAATAAAGTTTACAATAAATGTAGACCAAAGAGTTGCTCAATTAGATTTAAATCTAGCAAAGGGCGATTTAAGTGTAGGAGATGGAGTTACCGAAGCCACTTCATTTAATGAAGATACAGGTGAATACGAAGATGCCGATGACTTTGAAGTAAATCCATTTTACGACTTTTAACGGAGATAATAAATGCCTTATTCAGTTTCTAAAAAATCAGTAAAGGAAGTTAGATATTTAAATAAAGATTTTTCTTCATTTAAAGCTAATCTAATCGAATTTGCTAAAGTTTATTTTCCAAATACATATAATGATTTTAATGAATCATCACCAGGTATGATGTTTATAGAAATGGCATCCTATGTGGGTGATGTTCTATCATACTATATAGATAATCAATTTAAAGAAAGCTTACTAGCTTTCGCTGAAGAAAAAAAGACAGTCTACAATATGGCTCAATCTTTTGGTTACAAGCCAAAGGTATCTTCACCATCTTCAGGTGTGGTAGAAGTATTTCAAACAGTGCCTGCTATATCATCAGGAACAGGAGCTAGCTTTGTAACAAGACCTGATTTAAGATATGCTCTAAAAGTTGATGCTGGTGGAACAATGGGATCAAACACAGGAATTAATTTTAGAACAGTAGAAGATATAAATTTTAAATTTTCAAGCTCTTATGATCCAATGACTGTTTCTGTATATGAGAGTGCTGATAATATCCCCGCAACTTATTTACTTAAAAAAACAGTTAAAATTGAAAGCGGAAATACATCAACAGAATTTTTTAGTTTTAATGCTGCTGAAAAATATTCTAGAATTAAATTAGCTAATGTGGGAGTAACAGAAGTTATTTCTTGTAAAGATGATGATGGTAATGATTGGTATGAGGTTGATTTTTTAGCACAAGACACCGTATTTCAAGATATGGAAAATACACAACTTAATGATCCTGAACTATCTTCTTATGCTGACCAAGCACCTTACTTAATGAAGTTATTGAAAACTTCTAGAAGATTTGTAACCTTTGTAGCTACCGATAATAGAACTGAGATTAGATTTGGAGCTGGTATATCAGATTCGCCTGATGAAGAAGTTGTTCCTAATCCAAATAACGTAGGTTCATCTTTGCCTGGCTCGCCTTCATATTTAAATACTGCATTTGATCCGGCTAATTTTTTAAATACAAAAACGTATGGGCAGGCGCCATCCAATACAACATTAACAATTACTTATAGATATGGTGGTGGGGTAAATCATAATGTTACAGCAAATTCTATACAAACATTAAGTTCGATTAATATTACTTTAGATGATACTGGTTTAAATACTGGATTAGTTAATACATCAAAAGCTTCTTTAGCTATTACTAATCCTGATCCCACTTCTGGTGGTAAAAGTGCTGAGAGTGTAATAGAAGTTAAACAAAATACATTAGCTTATTTCCAAGCACAGCAGAGAGCCGTTACTAAGGCTGACTATATAACAAGAGTGTATGCTATGCCACCAAAATATGGTAATATAGCAAAGGCCTATATAGTGCAGGATTCTCAAATCGATCCTTCTGCTGGAATGATAGGAAATACAGGAGTAGCAGCTGGAAGAATTGAAAATCCATTAGCTCTTAACTTATATGTTTTAGGTTTTAATGCTACTAAAGGATTAGTTGCTGTAAATCAAGCCGTTAAATCAAATATACAAACCTATCTAACTCAGTTCAGAATGATTACAGATGCTGTAAACATAAAAGATGCTTATGTTATTAATGTAGGAGTTAAATTTAATTTACTTACAAAAGCAGGGTATAATAAAGAGCAGGTAGTTTTACAGGCTATAGAAAGAGTTAAGGAGTTTTTTGATATTGATAAGTGGCAAATTGGTCAACCTATAGTGTTGGCTGATCTAGCCTATCAAATTTCTTTAGTTGACGGAGTTTCAGCAGTCGTTCCGCCTGAAGATGATGATCCGGAATCAAGTTCTAATGATAAACCGCCGGTTACTATAGTAAATAAATCTGCTAAATCTGCGGGTTACTCTGGTAATATATATGATATAAAAACGGCTACTAAGGAAGGAGTTATTTATCCGTCTATGGACCCAAGTTGTTTTCAATTAAAATTTCCAACTATCGATATCGAAGGTAGAGTAGTTGGCGACTCAGCGGGAGGTTAATGATGCATTACTTTATTTATCCAGAATCAGACACTACATTATATTCGGCATCAGGAAGTATGAATACTGGTTTAGATGAGATATTAGAAATAAGAAAAGATGTTGATGATAGCGGAGTTAAGACTAAAGTTTCAAGAATATTAATGAAATTTGATTTAGCTTACATATCACAATCAATACACAGAGGATTGATTACTAATCCAAAGTTTTACCTAAATTTATATGATGCTAATCCAACAGATTTGTCCGTCAGTCAATCTATATGGGCTCATCCTGTTAGTCAAAGTTGGGATGTCGGAGAGGGGTTTAGATTCGATAATCCAGCAACTACAGATGGAGCAAGTTGGAATTATAGAACAAGCGAAACTTCTGAAGATTGGTGGTTAGAAGCTTCTGCTAGTTTATCAGGTTCTGTTGCGCAGGGTGGAACTTTTTATAGTGATGTATATGCTTCACAATCATTTAGTTATGGTTCTCAAGATATGAGAATGGATGTTACTCCTATTGTAAATAAGTGGTTAGATTCAACCTATACAAATGAAGGATTCATTTTAAAGAGATCTGGTAGTTTGGGCAATGGTGCGGCTGAAGATGCAGCATTCGTATCTGGTTCAGGTGAAGAAGGAGATAAGAAAAAATATGGTAACTTTTCTTTCTTTTCAAGACAAACCAATACAATTTATCCACCGAAGTTAGAAGTAGAGTGGTTTGATACAAAGTGGTCTACTGGTAGTTTAAGTGCCTTAGATAGTGATGAATTAGATGACTTAGCTTTCTATATGAAAAATATAAGAGCTACCTATAAAGAAAAATCCAAAGTTAAATTTAGAGTAAATGGTAGAGGAAGATATCCAACTAAATCCTATTCAAATACATCATCAGCTTTTTTAACATCAAAGTATCTACCAAGCGGAAGCTTAGAGAATATCGGCGGAGATGGAGTTTACTATTCTATAATAGATGATAAGACTGCTGACGTTATTATTCCCTTTGGAACAGGCTCACTTGTAAGTTGTGACTCTAAGGGTAACTATTTTAATGTGTGGATGGATGCTTTTCAAGCAGAAAGATATTATAAGTTTGAATTTAAAGTGGTTAGCGGAAGTGGAACTTCTGAAGAAACTATTCAATATTTTGATGATAATTTTTTATTTAAAGTTGTGAGGTAAAAATGCCATATACAAAAGAAGAACTCAAAGATTTAGCATTTTATCAAAATTTAGCTAGTGCTGACGAGCAAGAATATTTAGTAGAAAAAGAATTATTGATGACCAAAATACAAATATCTGGTTCTGCATATGATGGTGGATTAATACCTAGAAATAAGGCAGGAGTAATTCAAGCATTTGAAAATCCGTATACAGGTGAACTATACGAAGATCAATCCACAGTTCTTTATATACCTAGAACAGTAGAGCAGCTTAAAGATACCGATGAAATTAATGGTATAATAGACAGAGAGTTAAGGGAGTTATAATGTCAAGCCAATTAAATGATGTAGATAAACAAAGGTTACTTCGAGGTATTACCAAAAAGATTGGAGATAAGCCTTATGAAAATGGATATTGGGGCGAAGGTGGTAATGCTGATAGAGATCATGTTCTTGTAGAATTATTAGATCAAAATGGCAATTTGATAGAATATAGAGATTTATTAAAATATGACGCTCTTTCAGGATTTTTTGCAGGCATTGATGAGAATTATATAAAAATAAATCCAGCTTCTCACTTAAAATTATTTGGTTATGAAACAGGAAAATTTAAGATTAGATATAGATTTATAAGAAATTTAGCTGGAAGAGAAGATCCTGTCTTACTTAGAACACAAAGGGGATTTGAGAACGAAATATTTTCGGTAGGAACAAATGCAGAAAATATATATGTAAATGATTTAGGTAAAATATTTAATAAAAGTCAAGAAGAGTATGAAAGAAATCCTGCATCAGCTGAACAATTATTAATATCAGATTACAAATACAAAATTGAAACAATTTCACCGACAAGAAAAGAAATTAGGCTATCAGCTAAGAATATTGGAGATACCTCATTAGGTCCATTTAACTATCAAACAGACTTTTTACAACTACAAGAAGCCGTAAAGGTAGAAAATATATCAAATGGAATCGCATTTAAAGGAAATTTAGTTATACAACCTCCAGGACCAGGCGCAGGTGCTTTAAATCCACCAGAAACAAAAATGGAATATGATACTACGCAAGTTATAGAAATTAATGCTGTGGAAGGTGGGTTTCTATTTACAGAAAATATGATAGGTGGAACTATTAAGTTACCTAATGCTTACTTAACCGGATATGTAACTCAACAAGTTCGCACAGATTTAAATATAATAAAGAATGCTGAATTAGAAGAAGTAGAAATAGATACAACTACAGGCGCACCTGCAGTAATAAGTGCTGGGTGGGATGGTAGTTTACATAACGATGCTATAAAATTAGTTGATTGGACAAGCGGATACTTCAACTATGGTGAGCCTCATGCTGGAACCAGTGCTATTGGTTATCATGCAAAAGTTGTTAGCGGAGAAGGAAATTCCGGTGGCAATTGTATAAAATTTATAGATCAAAATAATTTATATCAAGACTTTGAAGCTTGGGATGGATCGAGTGGTCATAGACTTTTGATGATTGGTCAAACTATGCCACCATTAATTAACTTTGGAGCGGCTGCGGGTGATACAATCAATATTAGGTTAGATATAAAGAGTAGTGTTGCTGGAAAGGGTGTCGCTATTGATTTTAAATATCCTACCGAAAGGCTTATTGAACCTGAGCCAATCTCACCACCTAATGGATATTTCAATCCATTTGCTCCTCCGCCCGCTGAGCCAAAGCCGATAAATATACCTGAAGGTTATTTAGAAAATAACGAATCTAATGCATCAAATATAGAAAATAAACCCCCATCGACACAAGAAGAGCTCATAACACATTTTGGCGTAACAGCCTTCATCGGAGAAGTAGGTCAAACTACATCAGATTTTGGTGGAGAAGGAGCTTGGTCAATTGGAATTATAACACCAAGAGTCAACACAGGAGCATCTATCATTCCTCAAAGATGGGTGTGGATTCCAAATATTGCAAAAGATCCATATTGGAAAAAGGGAACGTTGAGTGAAGATGGAGAATGGGAATGGTCAGGTGCACAATGGGTAACGAAAGGCTCAGCAAATAGTCCTAGTCCGCCTGATGGGACTGTCAGCAGTGTTCAGTATTCTGGAGAGAACGTTGTTAATGGTCATCCGTATCAGACAGAAGATGCTGGTCAGCCTAAATATCAACGAGTAAATAATCAAGGTCAAAATTTAGGTTGGCAAACAGGAACAACAGTTGGAGATGGCGCAATATTATTTAAAGATGATTTAATTTGGGAAGTTAAGGAGCCTGAATTTACAGTAAATTCAAATAAATTAGTATTACATAAATTTGAAGATTACTTTCCTGTAGTTAGGAATGAAAGTATAACTCAAGTAGTCGATGGACAAGCGTTTACAGTTTCTTTATTCGATGACATTTTTAGATATGGATTTATACAGAGTGTTTCTAGAGTTAGGGACCCGAACCGTAATGGTGTTTGGAATAGTCGGTATATAATATTTTATAGTAATGGAACTGGTGCTGAAGATCAAAACAGAATGTTTATTGCAAAAAAGGGTGATGACAATTTTGATGGAGTAGATGTCAAAGGAAATAAGGGCGTAGTTTCTTGGATAGATCTTGACGAAGGATTCAATGATAGATTAAATGAAGGTGATGGTAAGTTTGAAACCTGGTTTAAAAAAGATAGCAATTTTATACATTACTTTACAATATCTGGCACCGGATTATACTACAGAATGGATGATGGAGATGGAGATTACTATGAGGCTGCATCTGATGAAGATAGTTTCTTTTCTCAAGATCCAAAACCTTTTGCAGAAGGATTTTCTTCAGATATTCCAGCAGAGTATGAAGTTGCATTTGCTAAGAATTCAGGATTTAGTTCAAAATATATTGGTATAGTAGGAGATCAAGTATATTTTTCAAAAAATGATACAAAAGATGGTGTTGATAAAACATTGTCTTTACAGGATGTATTTTACAATGCTGGTGTTAAGGGAACTGAGGGTGAAGAAATAATATTTGGTAGTAGAAATCCAGGTGCTGATAATTATAATCAATTTGCATTATATGATGATGGGAGTAGTGAATTTAGTTATGATTTAAATCCGACTAAGGATGGAACTTTAAGTCCAGCAGAACAATGGGTATGGGATGGACAAGCAGCTACTTGGAACTCACAAGACGCCGCTATTTCATATATTTATGAAAAGGTTGGAGTAGAAGCATTTACATTAAATGCTGGTGGTTGGAGCACTTTAGAACTTGATGTAGATGTTCCAACTGATTGGCTTTTGACAGCAGACTTTTTTCTAGAGGTAAGAGGTGATAATACTTGGGATACAAGCAAAGGGCTGACAGCAGATAATTCATATGGAATAACGTGGGTTGATAATTTATTTATAGACTTTACATTAAATCAACAGCAGACGCGACAACCGATATACGCAGACTATGAAGCTACTATAACTGGAATTCAAGGAGAGGGATCAGCGATAATGGTTGATAAGCATTGGAAAAATGCTGGCAGAGAATTAATTGAAACAAATGAAAATGTTACGGATTATGAGGATGATAGCAATCCTGTAAACTTTCCTAACTTTTCAGTTTCTTATCTTGTATATAATCCGTATGATATGAGAACCTATATAAAATTTGGAAATAGGATGTTTTTAACTACTAATTTTAAAAAAGATTTTGTAACAATGCCCTATCCATATTCAGTTGTATATAAATTATACGAGCCATTACCAACTGATATTGAAAGATTAGATGAAGTAATTGTTGTAAAAGAAATGGCTGATGTAGTTGAAGAAAATATTGAGATTGTGGATTTTGTTGATACTGAAATTGGAGATGTGGTTTTAAAATCGCCTGATTTAATGAATGCTGAAAGTCCTATACAAAGAAGAACAACTGATTACACGTCTCAAACTAAAATTTTAAGTGAGGATAGCACTGTATCTGGTTTATTAAGAGATGAATTTTTAAGTCAAAGTATGGATAGTGTAGAGATAAATGTAGATTATGGTAATTTTAGAAACTTTATAAATTTCAGCTCAGTATCAAAAAGGATAAATAATTTTAAATATAAATTAAGTCAGATTGAAGGTTATGTAGCAACAAGTGCATCCTACAATGGTGTCAGCGGTTCAAGCGCTGATGTTAAAGCGGCTGTATCTTCTATCGATGAGCTGAAAAATAACTTTGATGGGTTTGAGAAATATATGTATTTTCAATCTTCATCATATGTAACGAGCTCATTGGGTGAATTTTTCGACAATGCTTGGCCTAAAACTTCTGGAACAGGAAAGGTCGGAGATGCATATGTCTTAGCACATACCACATCATCTAAAGCTAAGAATTGGTATGCTATTCAAAATGCCAGCGCTTCTTTATATGACGAAGATAGTTTTAATAAACTAAGTAATATTATACCACAGCATATAAAATTTGATACTAATAATCAAACCTATATAGATTTAGTAAATATGGTAGCGCATCATTTTGATAATATATGGATTTACATTAAAGCTATGGGTGATGTGCACGATAGAAGAGAAAAACTATCGGAAGGTATGTCTAAGGATTTGTTTATGAGTGTTGCTAAATCATTAGGATGGCAATTAAATGATGGTAAGGATACAATTTCTCTTGCTAAATACGCACTGGGTAAAGAAGTAACAGGCTCTTCTTTTTCAGCTCATTCATCTCAGCCGGAACGTGATACTTCAAGAGAAATTTGGAGTAGGATTGTTAACAACATGCCATACTTCTTAAAAAATAAAGGAAGTGTTAGAGCTATTAAAGGTTTAATAAATTCATATGGTATACCATCAACTATTTTAAGAGTTAAGGAATATGGTGGACCTGATTTGCCGGATAACGCTGCTCCTCAATTTGAAATAGGAAGAAAGTTTACAAAGTCATTAGATTTTAGAGGTGCTCAATTTGTTAAAACAGCTTGGGTTGATGACTCTTCATCGGGAAGAAAGCCGGATACGATTGAATTCAGATTCAGAACGCCGACTGGCTCAAATCAAATACTAGTTGAAAAGAAATCGGCAAGTCCTAATTTATCTTCTAGCTTTTTCATAAGATTAAAAGAAAACAATTCAATTGATAATTATGGGTATGTGGCTTTTCAGATAAGTGGCTCTGATGGGTTGAAAGAAGTATCATCTTCTAATTTTCCTGTATATGATAATGACTTCTTTTCCGTTATGGTTCGTAGAACTTCCGGAAGTGATAATAGAAATGTATCTCAATCTTTTGAATTACATTTAAGTAAGTATGATGCTAGTAGGAGTAAAATAAATTTATATTCTAAATCTACATTAGTAACTGATATAGCCGCATCATCATCATATAACCAAAGTTGGAACAATGATGGGGAAATTTATATAGGTGGTAGTGGAAGTGCTGCTGTAACTTCAACAGTAGGGGCACAATTTAGTGGCTCTATTATGGAATATAGACATTGGACAGAAGTATTAAACACCGGCTCCTTTAGAAATCACGTAGGAAATCCAAAAGCTTACAATGGAAATTCATTATCTTCATCATATGAAAATTTAGTATTAAGATATTCTTTTGATGATAATAAAAATTTAAGTTCAGATACAAATGGTATTAGAGATGTTAGTGCTAACTCAACTAATGCATATTCGGGATCTCACAATGGATTTACAGGAAACTTTTTTAGTAGTGTTGTTGATGAGACAAAAAGTAATGTTCCGAGCATTGGTGCTTTGAGAAGAACTACTAATAAAATAAGGATTGAACCAAATCCTTTGAAGAATGGATTTAATTTAAACTCTAAGCACAGAGCTACAGTAAGTGCATATGATACTGCTCCTAACGATTCTAATAAAGTAGGTGTTTTCTTTGCTCCAACTGATGTAATTAATACAGATATAATAGAATCCGTAGCTGATTTAAATTTTGATAACTTCTTAGGCGATCCTAGAGATTTGCAAGAATTAGAATATCGTGGTTTGAAAAATGCTGCTGATAATTATTGGAAGAAATATAACTCACCAAATAACTTTTGGGATTATATCAGACTTATAAAATTTTACGACCAATCTTTATTTGGTCAGATAAGGAAAATGATTCCTGCTAGAGCTAAAGCAAATTTAGGTATTTTAGTAGAGCCGAATATATTTGAAAGAAATAAAGTGATAATAGGTAAAGCTCCTAAATTTGAAAACTTTTATTATACATCATCCATTGATGTTGGAGTGGATTTAATTACTGTGTCAAGTTCGTATAATCACGAAAACAACTATGCAATAACAAATTTCAATTCATATGATGGAAGAATAGATATGTATAGCTATGAATCTGGATCTTCTATTTACAACATTACAGGATCAGTTCCCACCTATGAAGGATCATCTTCACAATTCTTAGATGAGAGTTATGAACTGTCCTTATGGCAAAGATTAAAGAAGCCTGATAAATTTTACTCAAATGTAACTATGTCTTTCGGAGATTTCAAATACTTTGAAGCTGTTCAACCATCAATTTCGGAGTCTGTTACTAGAGGCAATAACACACGAGAAATGAAGTTCTATACTACACCATTAAGCGCTTCGGTTGGTAATTCTTACTCATCCTCTTTTTTCAATGTTGATATAGATTACTTGTTAGAAGATACCGAAGCTAGAGTTCGTTCCTATTTTGATGGTGTTAAAAATACTGCTCTAACCACAATTGATGGTGGTCCTCCAATTGAGATTACTCTTACATCACCAACAAGACTTGTAAAGAAAACTCCTGGAGAATCATCATTAGATACAGGAGAAGGAACAACTGCTAAATTTAAACCAAAGAGGCGCAAGAAAAGTAAGAAAAGTTTCTTTAGTGCAAGAAGAGTAAGGCCGCAGAATGCTAATCAAGCAATTGAGCAGGCTAGAGAAGCTTCACCACCAAATTCACCTTTTGGTCCTGCTGCGTATCAAGCGGCAATACAGGATTTTCAAGCGGCTGCTGGTATTAAAAATAAGAAGCCAAGAAGAAAGAAGAAGAAGAAGAAGAAACCAAGAAGATTTGGTTAGAAGAAAGTCTTAGAAAATAGTATTTTATTTAATAAAAATTTGATATTAGTATATTTATATATGAATCAAATTATACAAAATCCAAACATTTAAATTAGGAGTTATCTTATGGGATTTCTAAATAACACAACAGTTACCGTTGATGCTATTCTCACCAAAAAAGGTAGAGAGTTATTAGCACAAGGAACTAACGCTTTTAACATAACAAAATTTGCTTTGGCAGATGATGAGGTTGATTATAGACTTTTTGATGTATCTCATCCAAACGGTTCTGATTTTTATGGAGCTGTAATTGAAAACATGCCATTATTAGAAGCTTTTCCTGATGAAAATCATATTATGAGGTATAAGCTGGTGACATTACCGAAAAGCACTAGAAAGATGCCTATCATTAGTGTTCAGCCAAATACTGTAACTTTTGAAGCAGGTGGTGGACTAAATCAACCTCCTGTAGTAATTACACCAACAACTGCAAATGTAGCTGACACATCCTATACTTTTATCCTTCATGATCAGTCAGTAGCTACAATGACTGTCGTAAATGCTGCTGGTGGTGGTGGTGCAGGAGCAACCACACCATTTTTCTTAGGTGATGATGATGTTCCAAATAGTAAAACATTAGTTGCTGGATCCGTTAGGATTGGACTTCTACCTCTATCGGTGGGAGCTACTGCACAAGGTAAAACAACACAATTAACAGTAATCGGTAATGATACAGGTGCTACAATATCTATAACAGTTACCAATAAGGTAATCATAACCGCTGGCGCTGGTGCTGGTGCGTTTGGTTAAAGGAGTAATTTATGTCTATTTATAAGGAATTTAATATAGTTTCAGCTCAAAGTCCTGAATCGGGAGATGTGGTGACAAATGCAAAAGATATAGTTTCCTCAGGAATGTTTGATGCTGGAAAAGCTTCTATAACTACATTTTTTACTTCATCTACTCAATCAGGCAGTTCAGGCGCTCATTATTTAGATGTTTATTCAGCTAATCCGTCAACCGATACTACAGCTAAACCTCAATTTTCTGTTGCGTATGGTCATTTTAACGGAAGTGGTTCTGTTGGAAAGCAAGGAGTTGCTGGAAATAGAGCATCAGCTGCTATTTATCGACAATTATCCAATACATTATTAGGACCTAATAAAAGTCAATTTACATTTGCTGGAAGTGGAACTAATATAAAACCAAAATATATTTACGCTATATCAATGGCTAGACAGCAACTCAGAGAAAAAATGGATCCAGGTAATTGGGAACTACATTTAAGTGGTAGCGCATATGGTAATACAAGTGGATCTCAAGGTAAAATAAAACTAATTGACGATAGTGGTGCTACTACTAATCCTGAAGTAAATCAGGGTGGTAGGGTATTCAATGTTGTTAGTGGGTCTATTGCTACTGGAACTGCTGTTACTAAGTTCACCGCTGCAGAACAACCAGGTGGTGCTCTTGGATTGTTTTATCCTGACTTAGGAATAATAATTTTAAATGGTCCTATAGTAAACGCTTCTGCTTCTTTACAAACAGGCTTAACATCTAATGTTGAAGGTGGAAATAATGTTAAATTTCTCAGAGCTATAACAGGAAGTGCTCATACAGGCTTTACCGGATACTTTGCTGCTCGTAGAGAAGAAGTTATTACATCACAGCATTATTTTTGTAGAATACCAAACAAAGAATTTAATTTTAGTTCTAATCCTACATTTGCTACTGCGTCTGATGGCTCATTAACTCAAGCTACATTCTTTAAAAATCCAAAAACATTTATTACACAAGTTGGATTATACAATGATGATGGTGAACTATTAGCAGTTGCTAAGTTAAGTAAACCACTACTGAAATCTTATTCGAGAGAAGCGATTATCAAAGTTAAATTAGATTTCTAAAATTGGGAGACAAAGGTCATGTTTAAAAGGCTAGACCCAACGGATGTAGATAAAACACCATTTAAGGTATATAAGCAGTTTAGCTTAACAGAGGCTGATAGCGGAAGTTTTGTATATAATTTTAGGGCTATAAGCGGAAGTCATAGAGGATTTACAACTGCATTAGGTGAGAAAACCTCATTCCATACAGAAACTGAAACACCACAGCATTTTTATCACATTCCTTCTTACTTTATGATAAATAATAGATATTATAGACAAAAAACCTCCGGTTTAAGAAGAGAATTTTCTACTATAAATCCATATAATAATTTTGGTTCTAATCAATCAACTCAATATAGATTATTACACAAATCAGCATCTATAATATCTGTGCCTGATAATTTGTATGGTGAGCGAATTAAGCCAAGATCAATAGAATTAGAAGATGACAGCACATCTGCAACAATTACCATAGTAGATGATGGTAAAGGTAACTTGTTTGACAAAAGCCTTTCTTCTAGCTTTGCATTGTTTGCTTCTGGTGGATTTGCTGATGCTGATATAGAACATTCTACTGCTAGTTTTGCGGGTAATGTTTTTTATGAAGAAGGAGTATTGGTATTTACAAATACAGGCTCTAACTTTGTAAATGTAGGAACAGGAAAAGGTTCTGATGGGTTTTTGTTAAAGTATAAAGCACAAGTTACATTAAATGAATATTCTTACACTTGCGTATCAGGTGAAAATGAATTTAATTCGACAACTAATATTACAGCCACATTTGAACGAAGCGGCAGTATAACTGCAAACGGAGACGAGTCTTGGAAATTTTTTCCAATAGGTGATGCTGTAACAAAATCAGGTTCATATGGTAGCTCTTTTAATGCTGCTACTAAATATGAAGCATTTGTAACTCATTCTGATTTTGCACCATATGTTACTAAAATAGGTTTGTATAATGACTTTGATGAACTCTTAGCAGTAGGTCAATTATCTGCTCCTATTAAAAATGATAAAAATTTATCATTAGGATTTGTAGTGAGGTTTGACGCATAATGAAAAAATATCTTGACTTTTATCTTAAATGTTTGTATATTTACTCAACGGAGATAGTATATGGGTAAATTTAAAAAAATGATGGAAGTTACTTCTATAGAAGAAAGCACTGCTTCAACAAACTCACCTGGTCCAAAAGGATATGCAGCTTTTATAAAAGATCCTGATGAATTTAAGGAAAGAAATAAATCAATGGCTTCCTTTTATAAAAAAGCTATGGGGTATTTATTAGTAGAGAGAGTAGACTATTTAGATACTGCACAGAGAATGATTAAGAAGTATAAACTGAAATCTAAAGTGAAAATAGGTAGTGGTAAGAACTTTGGTGAATATATACCTGAAACGGATACAATAACACTAAGACCATCTTATAAATCAGTAAAGATATTTTTGATAACTGTATTGCACGAGATAAAACATGCATTAGATGCTCAGAACTTAGGTAAGAGAAAATTTATAAAGAAATACGCTCAAGCAGGAACAATGGCTCAGTATGATGGATTAGATCCTCACGATGATAATAAGTGGGAAGAACGAGCTGAAAGATGGGCTCAAAAAGAAGTAAAAAAATATTTGAATAACAGGTTTTAGTCTTATATATATTAATAATGTTAACATACAATTCCTTTAAAAAATTCTGAATAGTTTTTTAATTAAATTACTATGCCTTGTTTTTTAAATTTGTAATTAACTATTAACAAGTAACAAGTATAACAAGTAACAAGTATAACAAGTAGCAAGTATAACAAGTATAAAGTAATAACTTATGAAATCAAGAAGCGCTAAGAATAAAGGCAAGAGACTTCAAAATAATGTAAGAGATCTTTTGTTAGAAACATTTAATCAGTTAGAGCCTGATGATATTAAATCTGCTATAATGGGCGAATCTGGAGAGGATATTAAATTATCCCCAGCGGCTCGTAGACTAATCCCTTATTCATTTGAATGTAAGAATCAAGAAGCTTTAAATATATGGAAATCATTGGAACAAGCAGAAGAAAATAGTGGTGATTACGATCCTGTTCTGATATTTAAAAGAAACAGAACTAAAACTTATGCAGTTATTAACATAGAGAAATTTATAGAATTAATCAATGAGTGATATAGTAAATCTACTGAATAGAGTTATAGGAAATAGAGGCAGACAACTAAAGAAAGCCAATGAATATATGTATTGGTCTCCTTTTACATCTCATCATAAACCTAAACTTCAAATAAACATACAGACACAAAAATGGCATTGTTGGATATCCAATCAAGGTGGTCATAAATTATTTCAGTTATTTAGAAAGCTAAATGCTAATAAAGAGCAATATGATGAGCTAAAAGATATTGTGGGAGAGACAAAATCACTATCATCATTTAACTCAAAAGTCAAGAGAAAAACATTACATTTACCAAAAGAATTTCATCCACTTTGGAATGGCGGGGACAGCATTATTAAACGGCATGCTTTGAGTTATATAGCCAAGAGGGGTATGGGTATGGCTGATATTATAAGATACAATGTAGGGTATTGTTCTGAGGGTTTATACGCCAATCGTATCATAGTGCCATCGTATGATTCCGAAGGCAATATTAATTATTTTGTTGGAAGGGATATCTACAGCGGCGGAATGAAATATAAGAATCCACCAATCTCTAAAGATGTAATCGGCTTTGATTTATTTATTAATTGGGATGAGCCGGTTGTGTTATGTGAAGGTGTTTTTGATGCGATGGCTATAAAAAGAAATGCCATTCCATTATTTGGTAAAACAATACCTAAAAAATTAATGAAAAAAATATATGAAAAACAGGTTAGAACTATATATATATTATTAGACAATGACGCGATTAAAGACGCAATAAAATTAACTGATAAGTTAATGAAGAATGGTATCAATGTCTATTTTGTAAGACTAAAAGAAGAAGATCCTTCTGATATGGGATTTGAGAAAGTAACTACTCTTATTAAAAAATCAGAAGAGACTTCATTTTCTGATTTAATGAGGATGAGATTAGATGGTAAACAAAGAAAATATTTGGAAATTTAATGATGACGAGTGGAAAGTTCATGTCGATGATGCTAGAATCAGTAAAAAACTTACTAGTAGCTTTGGTTTGGTATACTCTACTGTATATTATGAAACTGGTAGATTGGATGAAGAAACGGCTTGGGATTTCATTGTTCCGAATAAACAAATAAACAAAGTGAAGAAATTCTTAAAGGATAATACTTGATTAAAGAAAATGTTGTAAAAGTGCCTTTTCGTAAACTAAAACACATACATCATATTTCTGATATTCAAATCAGAAATCTAAAGCGACACGTAGAATATGAAGAAGTGTTTGAAAGAACTTACGAAGAAGTAAAAAAACATAAAGACAATGCTGTAGCTTATATCGGCGGTGATATAGCTCATTCAAAAACTGAGATGTCGCCTGAACTGGTCGATCAGTTATCTCGCTTATTTAAAAATCTAGCAGATATATGTCCTACGATAATTATTGCAGGTAATCACGATTGTAACCTAAATAATCGTTCTCGTATGGATGTGTTGTCTCCGATTGTAAATAACTTAAAACATCCTAATCTCCATTACCTAAAAGATAGTGGTGTATATAAATGCGCTGATGTTAAATTTGTTGTTTGGGATGTGTGGGAAAAAGAAGATGACTATATAGAGGCTAAAGACTTTGAAGGCGAAACAAAGATAGTTTTATTTCACGGAACAGTCGATAAGTCTGAAACAGATTTAGGATTCTTTCTTCCATCGGATGTTAAGATTGCAAAGTTTGATGGTTATGATTTAGGACTACTTGGTGATATTCATAAGAGACAGCATCTTAATAAAGAAGAAACCATATCTTATTGTGGCTCATTAGTTCAGCAGAATCACGGTGAAGGATTGTCGCATGGTTATTTACTATGGGATGTTCCAAAGAGAACTTCTGAATATATAGAAGTTATAAATGATTATGGTTACTATACATTAGATATTAAAGATGGTGAGTTTCCAGATTGTCCTGATATGCCAAGCAAAGCTCGTTTAAGAGTAAGGGTTTCAGACACAACTCCATCTCAACTTAAAAAGGCTATGAGCATAATTCATAGTAAGTATAATGTAAAAGAAGTATCTGTAACAAAAACGGACTCATTCGGTTCTATTGAAAAGGTTAGAGGACAAAGAATAGCTGTCGGTAACGTAATGGATACAGGCTATCAGTATGGATTGATAGAAGAGTATCTAAAGACAAATCATTTTGTAGATGAAGCAACTCTTATAGATATTAAGAAAATAAATGAAGAACTCAATAATAGATTGCCGGAAGATAATATTAACAGAGGGGTAACTTGGAAGGTTAAGAAGTTTGAGTTTGATAATATGTTTTCTTATGGAGAAGATAATGTTGTTGACTTTACTAAGCTTAGTGGGATAGTCGGTATATTTGCTCCGAACGCTAGTGGCAAATCATCTTTGTTGGATGCTCTCTCATTCTGTTTATTCGACACTTCATCTCGAGCATATAAAGCTATAAATGTTCTTAATAATAAAAAGGATAGATTTAGTTGTAAAGCTACGATAGAGGTTCAAGGAACTGAGTATGTCATCGAAAGAAAAGGTAAGAAGGGTAGAGCTGGTCACGTAAAGGTAGATGTTGATTTTTATACATTTGCTGACGATGGAGAAAAGGTATCTTTAAATGGTGATCAGAGAAGAACTACCGATGTCAATATTCGTAAGGTTATTGGAACTTATGATGACTTTATTATGACAGCACTTTCTCTTCAAACTAACTCAACTGTTTTTATTGATAAGACACAGAAAGAAAGAAAGGACTTGCTTGCGCAATTTATGGGGATTGGTGTATTTGACCAACTTTATACTTTGGCTGCTGATGAGATACATGATGTAAGTTCTCTTTTGAAATCTTTTAAGAAAACTAACTATGATGTTCAGTTAGCAGATATAAAAGATAGTCTTAGTGAAGATAAGAAGAAATTTAAAAAGTTAGATGTTCAAAGAAAAGCTCTGCTAACAGAAAAGAAAGAATGTGATAAAGAAATCATAGGCTTAACAAAGCAGCTTAAAAAAGTAGATGAAACTGCTGATAGCATAAGTGAGTTGGAGGAAAGAAAGGTTACGTTAACTAACTCATTAAATGCTGTAGATGAGAGAGTAGGTGAAATAGCAACCTTATCCAAACAACTTTCAGTAGAAGAAACTGAACTAAATGAGAAGATAAATATCTTTATTGAAAATGAAGTGGATAAGAAGTTTGCCCAATTGGAACAATATAGTGTTGAAAAGTCAACTAATCAAATCGAAATTGATAAGCTTAAAATAGAAGTTAAGAATAAGTTAGATAAGATTGAAAAGCTTGGTGATTTAGAATATGATCCTGATTGTGATTTTTGTATGAAGAATCCATTTACAATAGATGCTATGGAAACTAAAAAGAAATTAAATGATGATAAGTTATTAGCTAATGAGTTTGTCAAAAAATCTGATAGTTTAGATACTATAATAAATGGATTATCTCATATAGAATCGCATAAAGCTCAATTAGATGAATCCATACAGAGCCTTAGTTTACTTACTGCTAATGTAAGTAAATTGGATAGCGAAGAAAAACTAACTATTGAAAGAAGAAAAAATCTAATAAGTCAATTAGCAATAATTGAAGATAAGATTAATATATATCATGAACAAGAAATGGATATCATATTTAATAGAAAGTTAATTAAAGATATCGAAGATGCGCAACAACAATCTGATGTTATAGAACAGTTCATAGAAGATATGGATAAAAAACTTCAAATAGTAAATGGTGAGATAAAAGTATTAGAAACCAATCGTGAAAACATAATGGCTAGTATAGACAAAGTTGAAGAGTTAGAAGATAAACATGCTGCTTATCAATACTATATGGATGCTATTAAACGTGATGGTGTTCCATACGAATTAATATCCAAAGCACTTCCAACTATTGAGGGTGCTATAAATGATATACTTTCACAGATTGTAGATTTCTCTATGATATTAGAAATGGATGGCAAGAATATTAATTGTTACATAGTATACGATGATGATAATGTCTGGCCTCTTGAGTTATCTAGCGGTATGGAACGATTTATTTCATCCCTAGCAATGCGTGTGGGATTAATAAATGTATCTAATCTACCAGCAGCTAACTTCTTAGCTATTGATGAAGGGTGGGGAACGATGGATTCCGATAATCTAAATTCTGTTTACAATCTATTTCAGTATTTAAAATCTCAATTCCAATTCACTATGATTGTTTCTCATATAGATTCTATGAGAGATGCTGTGGATACCTTATTAGAAATTAAGAAAGAGAATAACTTTAGTAATGTTTCTTTTGACTAGAAAGTAAATTCTTAGGTTTCTTAACCTCTCTTTTTAATTTCAAAATGTGTTGATTAAGCACCGCTGACATTGTGGTGCTTTCTTCACTCACATAACCTCTAAACCATTTCATTAAATCTTCATCTATTGTAAAAGAACATTTCTTTTTCATACCGACAATCTCCATACTTTATACATATAATAAATACTAAATTTTAAATTTTTAATATTTATATAAGAACCACTATAGAGGCATAAATGGCAATAGTAAAAAGATTTAATGAACTTCTTGACTTAGATGAAATTGATGTTCTCATTGACGAGACTGATAAGTCACGACATATAATAGTTTCCGATTTACCTGATAGCTTACCGCAAGGAAAGAGTTCTTTTCTTATAGAACTTTCACCATTTATGAAAGATGGTGTTGAAATTCAAATGGATTTTATTGACAATGAAGGTGCGAGTATATACTTAGAGCCCGTATCTGAATATTTAGAGGGGACTGCTAGAAGGGTATCTGCTGAAGTATATGGTGATACTGCTCCTGGAATAGCAACATTGATAATCGTTGGTGAGTTAGAATCAGTTCCAGAAGATACGACTATTTTTAGTGATGTAGATCCTGTGCCGGTAGAGTATCAAGGTGCTTATAATATTAGATTAACAAAGCAAGTAGTCATAAATCCTACAGCAGTTAATACTCAAATAATTAAATTCTTTGACCAACCAAAAATAAATGTTAGTGAAATAAGAAAAGGAACTATGGTAAGGTCAGAGGTTACTGGCTCTAAGTTTACACCCGAATTTAATGTAGAAGGAACACCCACAGATTCTGATTTATTATTTAAACCGCATGGTGCTATAGATAATGATATTAAACAAGGTAGTGGTGGAACTGCTTCCCCTAAAAAACAAAGAAATATTAAAGCTTATATAGAAAGTAGAAAAAGAAAGAATAAAAAAGGACTTCGTAAAAATAGCGCATTTAAAAGATCTGGTCTTTTATCAAAAACAAATTCACCTGCAACATTTCCGTATCAGTTAAGGATAGGAGAGTTCGATGGAGCTGAATCATTTAGATTTAATACTGCTCATATAGGTGGATCTGTAACATTTTTTGAATCTGATTTAGGTAATACCTTTACAAATTCTAATTTCTATCCTTCTAGCGTATTAAGCGATTCTGGTATAATTGATACGCCAACCTTTGACACATTGAAAGAGCAGGGAATAATTAATGTATCCGCTTCTATGTATACTGCTTCTATCGTAGATTTAATAAATGACAAAACAGCTGTTGTAGAATTACCATTTACTAACAAAAATAATAATGGGGAGAATATAATTCTACCTATATTCGCTAAAGCTAAAATAGCATATGAAAATATGCCAACCGGTTCTTATGCTGCTGCTAATTTAGTATCGTATGCTGATGTCAAATTATCTAATATGAGAACCTTTTCAGGTGATGTTTATAAGGTAAAAGTCTATGTTAAAAGTGAAGGTGGATTTGATGATTATAAATTACTTTCAGAAGTTCCATTAGAAAGCAAAGAACTATTAGTAGATACAGAATCTATTGGTCAAGCAGAAAGAACTGGTTATGTGATATTACAATCTGAGATTGATAAGTATTGGGATATTTTCGGAAATGAGAATGGATTAACAGCTGTAACTGATGCATCAATAACCGCTTCTTACAGTAACTCTACTATATTGGATGCGATAGAATTATCCAGTAGCATAGCACTTTCTGATGATTCTAGCAAACATATAAGATTTCAATTAAAAGATGAATATAAATTTGATATGGTGAATGGAATGGACTATTCTATTTCATTTACAGCAGTGGGTAAGAAAATAAAGCCAACCAAAGAAGCAGTTATGTTGGTATATGTTTCTGGCTCTGCTATGAAACAATCGGATAAATTATATTTTGATGAGGGTAATTCTGTTTATGTGCCGGAATCCAATAAATATGGAAGGAGAATAGGTGCTTTGTCAGTAAAAGCTAGTGATGATGAAACAGTAAATTTTGGATTAGTCAACCAACCCTTCTCAAATGATTTAGGTGGGGATGGTGTTTTACAATTTAGAGTATTGTCCGGTATATGGAATATATCAGATATGTCTATAGCTCCTGCTGCTGATACAGGCTTTTCACCATCATTCTTTCAATTTAGCCAACAAATACCTGCAGAATTAAGTCATAAAAGACCGGATACATTTGAGTTTTTAGCAGAGTTCTATGATGTAAATAATAATATTGCTGATACTGTAGCATACAATGCCGGTATTCTTTTCGATGGCGCTAATATGTCTATAAGTGGTAAAGATAATGTTTTAGAAAGTAATATGTTTATTGGCGGAGACAATACAGGAAGTGGTATGCATTTAGGTGGAGTCACTTCTACATTACCTGAAACAGGTAAGGATGGAGCTACCGGATCAGGCTTTATGAGATCAGTTGGATATCAAGGATTTATATCAGCTTCTGCTCAATCAGGTTCCTATGGATTTATGATATACAGTGGTTCTGTTTTACCTGATAGTGGAGATAATTATAAAGGTGTTGGTTTAGAATTAGTTGGCGAAAGTGGCTCTTTAAAATTTAGAACCAACCCATCTGTATTTGAGGTTTTAGCAGATGCATTCTTTGTAGGAAACAAAGATTTACAATTCATTAGCGGTTCAACAGGAAATATAGAAATAAGCTCATCAGATTTTCATTTAACGCCTGAAGGTAATGTGACTGCTAGTGCTATTTTATTAGGAGATAAAGGTGGTGGAAACTATTTACAATTTGTTAACGATACACTTACAGTAGTTGGAAGTTTATCTGTTAATAATTTATTCCTACCAGCAATAATAGATGGAGAAACATCTACAGTTCTTAATGCTTCTTCATCATTAGATTCAAATGGATTTGCCAAATTCGTATCAGCATCGATTGGTGGCTTTGATGTTAATTCTGTGGCTATTAAAAGTGCGGATGGTTCTCTAATCTTAAGCGGCTCAGGACAAGTTACAGGTTCAACTGTAAAATTTATCGGTGGTGACATTGGTGGGTGGAAGCTAAGCGAATCAACAATACAAGGTGGAAATCTAATTTTAGGAAAGGATGGTTCTATAAAATCAAGCGATTATGTAAGCGACTTCTCCGGATTTATCATAACCGCAGAAGAAAATGGTTACGCTGAATTTGAAAATTGTAAAATAAGAGGAACAATGGCTACTACTACCTTTGAAAAGGAAAGCGTTAATGCTGTTGGCGGTCAGTTGTTTGTTGCTAACTCAGCTGCTCTTAGCGGTTCGGCTGTAGCCGCTACAGAAGTTTCTATGTCTTTAAAAAATGTAACCGGATTTGCTAAGGGTGAAGTTTTACTAATTAAAAAAGTAACCGATACAGGCTTCAATACTGAATATGTGAAAGTTGTTTCATCATCTAGAGTAAATGCAGGCGGGGATTCTGATCCCGATGGTTTAGCTGGAAATATACTTGTTCAGAGAGGTAATGGATATTATACAAGAAAAGAATTAAAATATTATGGTGCTGATGCATCAACTTATCTTGGGTTTATAGGTTTTAGAAGTAGTAACACAGATCCTGTAGTGACTGATTTGAAATTTAATACAGGAGTATCTGCAGCAGGACTTTATGCAAATGGAACGAATACCGGTATACACGTGTCAGGTAGTCATGTAAGCTCTGGTTCTTTTTATGTAAATGTAACCGGTAGTGTTGTCGTTGGCGATGGGACTAGTTTAAGTTTAAGATTATTAAATAATACTGATAGTGATTCTGTCATCGGAACACTTCCATTTTGGAATACTGCTGATGGCGCGGGCCCGATTGAAAAAGAATTATACTTCCCCTCTGGCGTAGCTACCGGTTCAAAAATTAAAATGCAAGTTGTCGGTGTAACTGATTCTACCAATGATGCTTTTCTAAAACTAGAACATTTTACAGCATCTTTAGATTACGGTTCTATCGGAAGCGTAGGAACAGGCGATAGTGGCTCGGTTGGAGATCCAATTGGAGGACCAACAAATTATACAGAAGGTCAAGTTGTAGTAAGCACCGGTAGGTATATTAGTGGAACAGGAAATAATACAGTAGGAACCGGATACATAAGATTAAATGCTAATCCTAAAAATAAAGCAACGCCATATATGGACATTGTTGAAAGAACAGGTAGTGGTATTTATGATGTAGAGTTAAAAGCTAGATTAGGTGATTTAAGCGGTGTAGCTGGAACCAGAAATGTGCCTGCAGGATTTCAAGGCTTTGGATTGATGAGCGAGGTTGCTTTTCTTTCAGGTTCAAATATTAAATTGGAAGCTCCTACATTCTTACTTGGTGATAAAAATCAAAATTTTGTAAGCGGTTCGGAAGGTAATATAGAAATCAGTTCTTCAAAGTTTCACATAGATAGTCAAACAGAAAAGTTCTTCGTAGGTCAGCCAAACAGAACAGGTAGTTACATAGATTTTCAAGGCTCTGCTGGAACGCTTGCTATAAGTGCTTCTAACTTTGAACTAACTACAGATGGACAGATAACTGCTAGCTCTATG